AATCGTTGTCGCGATGGTCGCCAACTGGACCTTCGGCTACACCGACTGGGAGGAGGTCTGGATCATGATGCTCCGGTACGGGGCGGCGTCCACCATCATCGCGGCCTACCTGATGACTGTCTCCAGTCCACTCTGGATCATCTACATCGCGGTCGGTCCTTCGGTGGCGGTTGTATATTTCCTGACCATGGTTCAGTGGCCGGGACCCGACAGCAACGAGATCGCCGAGGCTTATTTGGGGGCGGCGTTCTACGCCCCGTTGGGACTGTTGTGGCTATGATCACATTCTTCGAAAGCCAGACAACTCTTGAGCGGTATTTTGTCACCCCAGGCAATAAAATGGTCGGGGCCTTCGGCACCTTCAAAAACACCACCCCCCGTACCATGGTCGTAACCGTGGGGGCCTGTGAACCAGACTATCCTCGTGAAGCCGCCCACCTCAAGGGACAGATAGAGGCGTTGGAGGAAAAGGTCGAGAAGCTCGAAAAAGCCCCGAAGAGGAAAGTAAAATGAAGGTCAGGTACAGCGTCACGATCTTCGAGGACGACGATAACGTCTTCAAGACGGCGGAAGGCGTCTGCAACACCGAGAGCGAGTTCCTGGATGCCATCCACAATCTCCAGGGGGCGATCCGCATAGCCTTCCAGGCGAAGGTCCAGGAGGATATCCAGGCCAAACAGGAGGCCGAGGAGAAGGCTAAGGGCACCGCCAAGATGACGGACGTGACGGTGGTGACGGATTGACACACCGTAAAACCAATGCCGAGGTCCTGCACGGTCTGTTGGTGGCAAGGCAGCCACTCTCGGAGTTGAAGCGCAAGTCCGACAAGGCAAGGCGACGAGGGATTTGGACAAGAGAAGAGATTGATTGCGTGGAAAGGTATTCGCTTGATCTGTCGATCAGGCTTAAATGGGTTGTTGAATATGGCAATCATGGAAGGGGACTGGATGGCAAAGTCCCTAGTGGAGATCGGACGCAACGAATGTCGATGGATTGAGGACGACGGCCTCATGTGCGCCAAGAAGACCCTGTTCACCAAGTCCTGGTGTAAGAAGCATAATGAGATCGTCTTTCACAAGCAGCAAGGACGGGCGGAGGCCAACATGCATCTTTACGCCAAGAACGCGGGCCGCCCAGGTAGCCGTTGACCCCTGGCCCCCATTTGTATAGGGTATGTTCCATGTTCGGATTATTCAAAGGCAAGGATAAGGGTCAGACCACCACGACGGCCACCGAAGTCGCGATGGCTCAGTCCCTCCAGGACGCCGTTGATGAGATCGGGAAGAATCGACCATGGCGACGATGGGTAAGAGGAGGGCGACACGGCCCATTCGTTGCCTCCCCGGCCATGGCTCAGGCCCTCGCTCAGCAGAAGGCCCACTTCGCCGCCCATCTGGCTCAGGCGCAGATGAACCAGCAAAATCTAGGAGTAGGTATGGGAACAGGATTACTCGCCGCCGCCACCACCACCGCCAACTCCTCGGCAGTGTGCCCTTCGTCCCCCGGCTCTCTTATCCAGGTCCCTCATGGTGCCCCGCTCACCCAATACCCGGGGGGCTTTGGTGGCCACTCCAGCCAGCCTCCTGTCGGCGGCAGCATCAAGACGATGGCAAAGTCCATAGATGAGGACATCGAAAAACAGATTTCGTCCCTCGTCGTCACCGGTGAGTTCAAGAATGGAGACGCCGTCGCCGCCCAAGGGGCCGTCAACATGATCGATAAGGCCCGCATCGCCCGGACGGTTGTCCGCATTCTGAGGGAGGTCCCCGACGAGGTCTTCGAGACTGCCGGGGTCAACCCGAAACATCACCGCGAGAACTTCACCAAGGTCATCGACCAAATAATGAGAGGGCTATAGCAATGACCCCGAGACAGGCGGAGTGCCTGAAATTCATCACCGCATTCTGGGAGGAGCGCAACCACGCCCCTTCCTATGAAGAGATCAAAGAGGCCCTTGGCGCCAAGTCGAAGTCGAGCGTGGCTTCTCTAATCGCCAAGCTGGAGCAGCGCGGCCACGTCAAGCGGATACCGAACCTTGCCCGGTCCATCCAACCAACGGCAGCCCCAATCTCCCAGGAAGTGCCGAAGGAAGACGTGCCCGCCGAACCCCCGCCCGAGGCCGCACCCTGGGGCTAAGGAAAAGAACCTCCCTGGACTATCATGGTCCAATAAACTTGCCCCGGGCGAAAGTTCGGGGTATTTCTTTGATATGTCCTTGGCCAATATTCAGGGCTATCTGGACCGTCTCCATGAGCTTCCCATCGAGGAACAAGAGGAAATCCTCGCGCTTCTCAATGAGCATGAGGAGACCCTTCAGCGCCACACGGCCCAAGACGACTTCCTTGAATTCGTCAAGGCGGTGTGGCCTCAGTTCGTCAGCGGCTACCACCACGGCATCATGGCCAAGGCCTTCGAGGATGTAGCCAATGGTAAATGCAAGCGTCTGATCATCAACATGGCGCCCCGGCATACGAAGAGTGAATTCGCCTCGCATCTCCTGCCCGCATGGTTTATGGGCAAGTTCCCCGACAAGAAAGTCGTCCAGGCCTCCAACACCGCCGACCTCGCTGTCGATTTCGGTCGCAAGGTCAGGGACACGATTGGCGACCCCGACTTCCAAAGGATATTCCCAGGTGTCTACGTCAACCAGGACGCCTCGGCGGCGGGCAAGTGGAAGACCACGGCAAAGGGCGAGTATTTCGCGATTGGGGTCGAGGGCACCCTGACCGGTCGCGGTGGCGATCTGATCATCATCGATGACCCCCACTCCGAGCAGGAAGCGAAGCTGGCGGAGAGCAAGCCGGAAATCTACGACAAGGTCTTCGAGTGGTACACGTCAGGTCCCCGGCAGCGTGTGCAGCCGAATGCCTCCATCGTCATCGTCATGACGAGGTGGTCGAAGCGTGACCTGACGGGACAGGTGATCAGGGCTTCCATCCAGAGAGAACTCAAGGACGAGTGGCGGGTGATCGAGCTTCCCGCCGTCCTCCCGTCAGGCAAGGTCATCTGGCCGGAGTATTGGCCGCAGGAAGAGATCGAGGCGATCCGGGACGAACTCCCCATCTCAAAATGGGTGGCCCAGTATCAGCAGACACCGACCGCCGAAGAGGGTGCCCTGGTCAAGCGGAACTGGTGGAAGCGGTGGCCATACAAGGAGCCACCCCAAGTCGAGTTCGTTATCCAGTCCTGGGACACGGCGTTCACCAAAACCGAGAGGTCTGATTACTCGGCCTGCACGACCTGGGGGGTCTTCAATCACGAGCACGAGGATACCGGCAAGTTCCTCCCCAACGTCATCCTTCTCGACGCCTTTCGGGAGCGCTTGGAGTTCCCCGCCCTCAAGAAGGAGGCCTTGGCTCATCACAAGAAGTGGTCTCCTGAAGCGTTCATCGTGGAGAAGTCTGCTGCGGGCGCCCCGCTGATCCAAGAGCTTCGGCATATGGGCATCCCGGTCGGGGAGTTTACTCCAACCCGGGGTAACGACAAGATCGCCCGGGTGAATGCTGTTTCCGATTTGTTTAGTTCTGGTGTAGTATGGGCGCCTGAGACCCGCTGGGCAGAGGAAGTCATCGAGGAGTTCGCCGAGTTTCCGGCTGGCGAACACGATGACTATGTGGACAGTGCCACTCAGGCACTCATGCGCTACCGAGAGGGCGGGTTTGTCAGAACTCCAAGTGACGAAGAAGACGATATGGTCCCTGTCTACCCGCCCCCGAAGTATGAGTATTACTAGGGGGACGCATGGCTATAAACATTGACCGGCCACTCGCCACACCCACACCTCCAGCCGATTACGAGATGGAGGGCAGTGGCGAGATCGAGATCGAGTATCTTCCCGACGACGACCCCGAAGCCACCGAGACATACAACGAGGACGGCAGCGTCACCGTGGACCTCGACCCGGAGGCAGAGGCCCCGGTAGATACCGAGTTCTCCTCAAACCTCGCCGAAGACATGTCCGACGCCGATCTCTCCAAAGTCGGCGCCGAACTCGTCAAGGCCTTCGATGACGATGATCAATCCAGGGACCCCTGGAAGAAGGCTTACATCAAGGGCGTTACCCTGATGGGGCTGAAGATCGAAGAGCGGACCCAGCCGTGGGCCGGAGCCTCCGGCGTCTTCCATCCGATCCTGACCGAGGCCGTGGTCCGCTTTCAGGCCGACGCCATGACCGAGACCTTTCCCGCAGCCGGTCCCGTGCTCACCAAGGTCGTCGGCAAGGACACTCCCGAGAAAACCAAGCAGGCGAAGCGTGTCGGCCACGACATGAACTATCAGTGTACGGAGGTCATGACGGAGTACCGTACCGAGCATGAACTGGCGCTCTTCCACCTTCCTATAGCCGGGTCAGCTTTCAAGAAGGTGTACTTCGATTACAACCTGGGACGGCCTACGGCACGGTTCATCCCTGCCGATGACTTCGTGGTTGCCTACGGAACCGCCGATCTGGAGACCTGTCCGAGGATGACCCACGTCCTCAAGAAGTTCCCCAACGAGATCAAGAAGGCGATGCGGGACGGTCAGTACATCACGAAGGAACTCGGTCATCCCGTTCAGACCCTCACCGATGTAGAGAAGAAGAGGAAGAAGGTCGAGGGTATCGAGCCGGACGTGGAGAAGGACGACCGTCACACGCTCCTGGAGATGCACGTTGAGTACGATCTTCCAGGCCACGAAGCCGAGGACGGCATCGGCGTCCCCTACATCATCACCATCGAGAAGCACGACAGGAAAATCTTGTCGATCTACCGCAACTGGCGGGAAGATGATGAACTCAAGGCCAAGAGCAGCTACTTCATTCATTATCCCTACCTTCCTGGTTTCGGCTTCTACGGCATCGGGCTGGTCCATCTCCTGGGAGGGATCGCCAAGTCTGCCACGTCAATACTCAGGCAGCTTGTTGATGCCGGGACATTGGCGAACCTGCCAGCCGGTCTCAAGTCACGAGGTCTTAGGATCAAGGGTGACGACAGTCCCTTGAGGCCGGGTGAGTTCCGGGATGTCGATGTCCCTGGCGGGGCGATCAAGGACAACATCACCTTCCTCCCCTACAAGGAGCCGTCCACGGTTCTCTTCCAGCTTCTCGGCTCTATTGTCGAGGAGGGCCGCACCATCGCCTCCATCGCCGACATCAAGATCAGCGACATGAACCAGCAGTCGCCCGTGGGCACCACGCTGGCCATCATCGAGCGTGGCATGAAAGTCATGTCGGGGGTTCACGCCCGTATCCATGCGGCAATGCGGAAGGAGTTCAAGCTCCTCGCCAAGTTGGTCAAGGAGCACGCTCCCCCCGAGTATGAGTATGACGTGGAAAGTGGGGCCACCCGTGCCCAGGACTACGACGACCGGATCGATGTGCTGCCGGTGAGCAATCCCAACGCCTCGACCATGGCGCAGAGGATCATGCAGGGGCAGGCGGTTCTCCAGTTGGCCCAGACCGCCCCGCAAATCTACGACCAAAAGAAACTCCACCGCCAGATGGTTGACGCCATGGGTCTCCCCAATGCCGATGAGATAATCCCCCTGGAAGACGAGATGAAGCCGATGGACCCGGTGGCCGAGAACATGGCCATCTTCACCGGGGAGCCGATCAAAGCCCATGATCACCAGGACCACGAGGCCCATATTCGGGTTCATATGGCAGCCGCCAGCGACCCCAAGCTCCAGGAGATCATCAAGCAGTCGCCACAGGCCCAGGCCATCGCGGGCGCGGGCGAAGCTCATATAAGGGAGCATGTCGCCTTCCAGTACCGCAGGGAGATCGAGAAGCAGTTGGGCATGCCGTTGCCGAAGTATGGCGAGTTCATGCCGCCCGAGGCCGAGGTCGATCTGTCGAAGCTGGTGGCAGACGCCGCCGACAAACTCCTGAAGAAGGATCAGGCCGAAGCGCAGATGATGAAGCAGGCCCAGCAGGCTCAGGACCCGATCATCCAACTCCAGAAGATGGAGGCCGAGACGAAGCGTCTGGAGGTCCAGCGCAAAGGCATGGCGGACAAGCTCCGGGCGATGGCAACCAAGGCCCAGATCGACAGCAAGGAGAAGATGGCTGGAATGGAGATCGGCGTCGAAATGCGGCAGACGCTGATCGAGAACGCCCTCGCCCAGGCCGAACTCGACATCAAGCGCGAGGGCATCCAGTCCCGGGAGAAGGTCTCCGGGGCGCAGTTGGGTGTCCAGGTCGCCGACAATCTCCTCGATGCCGAAACCGAACGTCTTCGCATCCAGGCGCAGGAGGGAATGGAGGACACCCGTCAGGCCGGGGCAATGACCGGCGAGATGATCCGTTCCGAGACCGCATTGGAACAAGAGGGGATCAGGGCTGAAACAGCCGACAAACAAACAGCAGCCCAACTCGCCTGGAAGTTCATGGACCTATTGCGCGGACGGGAGCAAACCAAGCAGCAGCAGCCGAAAAAAGAATAAAAAACTTGAGGATGTGAGCATTGGCCGATACTATTTCAGAGCACATCAAGATAATCATTCGTCGCGAGATGAACGAAGTCGCTGACCATCTCGCGGTTGGAGGGTGTCTGAGCACGGGAGAAGATGGGACGCTGACCGTCGACAAGATCGCCGTCGAATATGCACGGAACGTCGGCAGGATCGAAGGTCTGGCCACCCTGGAAAGAGAAATCTTGGACATCGAAGCACGGCAAGAAGAAGCGGAGCGCCAAGACAAATGAGCAAAACCGCCGCCAAAGAAGAAGAAAACGTCGTCCCCATGGCAGAGACCCGGAAGGCAACCGAGTTGCCTGAGCCGCAAGGCTGGCGCATCCTCCTTGCCATCCCCGAGGTCCAGGAGAAAACCGAAGGGGGCATCATCAAAGCAGACATCACCAAGGACCAGGAGACCACGGGCACGGTTCTGGGTGTCGTCCTCAAGATGGGACCCCTCTGCTACACCGATGACCGCTATAGGCCTTCTCCAGACGAAGACCCGATACCTTGGTGCAGGAATGGAGATATCGTTCTCCTTGGCGCATACAAGGGCGTCCGGTTCAAAATCCATGGCAAGGAATTCCGTATCATCAACGAAGACACGGTCCAGGCGGTTGTTGAGGACCCCAGGGGGTA